GGTAGTTGCGCCGGCACCAGGCGCGGGTGACGCCCGCCACTTCCAGCGCCCAGGTTTCGTAGTCATCCTCCGAGCCGCCCTGCGCAATCACCCGGTAGGAACGGACCACCCGTGCGCGCAGGGATTCGACGCTTTCCTGCGCCACCCCGCCCGCCAGGCCAGGGGCCAACACGGTAAAGGTGCTGGCCACGCCCGCCACCGGCTGCACCAAGGTCAACACCAAGCCGGCGTCCGCATTGCCCAGGGCGCCGGCTTCCACTGCCTCCACGGTCGTGCTGTTGAGGCCGGTCACCGGGGTGACGCCGAGGGTCACTTTGTAGGTGCGCCCATCCTTGGCCTGCAGCACCGTGTCGACGTCCAGCACGCCGCCGGCGGCGCCGATAAAACTGGCAGCACCGCTGGCCGGCTGGGCCGCCTTGCGGGGCTCGTTCAAGCGCAGCGTGGCGATGCGCTCGAGGGTTTCCTCGTCCGCCGAGTCCGGCAGGATTTGATCGACCATCCAATTCAGGTAGCCGTACAGCCCATACGCCACACCCGCGTGCGCCCTGGCCAACACCAGCGCATCAGAACGACGCAAGGCGTCACTGGCCAGGTCGGCCTGGACGCGGCCGACCAGCACCGGGAGAGTGGGAGTTTCAAACGGCATAGATCACCTGCCAGGTAGAGGGTGGGGTGATTTCCAGACGGGCACCGTCGGGAATGGTCAAGATCACACCCAGGTTCAGGCGGTCGATACCGGCCTTTTCACTGGTGATCTCAAGGCTGAGCACATGCTCATCGTCCAGCAGCCACTGCAGCGCCTCACGGGCGTAGAACTCGGCATCGCGCTGAGTGTCCGCGGTCAGCTTGACCCGGCGCAGCAGCCACAAGCGCGAGCCGATCCGGTCATCGGCGATGGTCGGGTAACTGTCGCCCCACCAGCCGAACAACTCCTCGTCGTCGACCGGGTCATCGGTGGCGGCCCGGCGCCAGGTGAACAGGCTGATGATCACCGCCCGCTTCAGGTCCAGCTGCTCATCCGTCGACAGGGTCATCCGGCACCTCCCGCGGGCGGGCCGCTCTGGTCGTCGCCCAGTTGCACGCCATCGTGCAGGTGACCGATCTGACTGATGCCCGCTGCGACCTGATCGCCGGCCGATTCAATCCGGCCCGTGGCGCGAATCAACGGCGTATCGAACTCGACCATCGTGCCCGCCTTGACCTTGAGCGTCATCGTTTCAATCTCGATCACCCGCCCCCGCTTGAAATGGACCTTGTCGCCTTCGTCGCTGTACATCACCACCTCGCCCGGTTTCAGTTCCTTGATCCGGTAGCGGCGATCCGACGCCACCAGCACCACGGCATGGGAGCGGTCACCGCCGAGAAACGCCGTCAGCACTTCAGCACCGGGCAGCGGATGGCTGGTTAAGCCATACGCCTCGAAGTGCTCGGCGCCGTCCTTGATCTCCCCAGCGGTCAGTCGCACCTGCAGGGTTTGGAGCTTGCGCGCCGCATCGGCCATGATCACCGTGCCCCGGACCAGCATGCTTTTCAGGCTCATTTTTTGGTCTCGTAGTCAGCAGGAATCAAGTACTCGAAGTTGTCGGCCTTGCCGCCCTTCTTCACCTTGCGCGCCTTGTGCGGATCCTTCGGCTCAGGCTCGAAGCTGTCCGGCGGCGCAACCTCCAGCTTGGTCAACATGCCCTGATCACTCAGCGAATAGGTGATGCGGGAAATCAGCAGGTCGCGGTCAAACCCAATGATCGGATCGATCACCCGCACCAGGGTGTTGTGCCGCCACAACTGGCCATTGGTCTGCCGCCAGCCATACACCGTGTAGGTCGTGGCCAGGGCTTTGCCCATGCGCGAACCGCGCTCCCAGTTGGCCCGCGCCTGGGCCAGCTCGCTGGTCATCTGCCCCGATTCCTGAATGATCTGCACCCGCCGACGCTTAACGCGGTCATCGCTTACGGTGGCGGACACCTCGGACGCCTGGGCGCCGAACTCGTCATCGGTGCCGCTCTTCTGGCCCAGCACCTGGTACTCGGAAAACACCCCGGAGAAATCCAGCGCGGCGTCTCCGGACTTGATGTTCTTGCCGACCTCCAGCGCATCAAAGCTGCGGCCCCCGCTCCCAGGACTGGCCAGGACCGCCGTGCCCCGCGCATCGTCGGTGGAGAACACCCGGAACAACGTCAGCAAGCGGTCAATCGAGGCGAATACCGTCTCGCCGGGCTCGAGGGTGTGATCGGAGAGCTTGCCGCCTTCCGGTATTTCACTGCTGACGCTGATGTTGTAGGGCGCCGCCAGCGCCTTAACGATGGACAGCACGCTCTGATTGTTCCACTGCCCCGGTTTATTCACCGCCGCGCAGTCGACCAGATCCGCCGTCAACGAACGTCCGCTGATCGACGTGGTGATTTGCTTGTCGTCGTAGCCAATCGGGGTCGCAAACGCCCAGCCGGTCAGCACCAGGTCAGGACCAATCCGCACCTGGCACTGGGCGCCCTCGCTGATCGGCCGGCGCTCGAGCTGCCCCGGCCACTGATGGGTCAGGCTGAGAGTGAACGAGCGCGCCTGATCTTCCAGGCCGGCGGTGATCTCGACCGATTTCCAGCCGAAGTAATCCAGACCGTCGACCGAGAGGCTGACGGCGTTTTGTTCATCGAGCATGTTTACCTCTGGGCGAGTTTGATCGGCACCGGCGGCACAAAGCCCGGATGGCGAATGCGATTGCGCTGCACCACCTCGTCCGCGCGGGTGGCATCCCCAAAGCGCCGATAAGCCAGCACCAGGACCGACAAGGTCTCCGGTGGGGTGACGTTGACCAGGCGCACCCCCGAGGCGGCCACCGCCGTCAAGTGCTTGATCAGCGCCAGGCGATGATGGTTGAGCACCAGGTAGTGCGCCGGGTCGGCCTTGAGCGAGGCCGTATAGATCGCCTCGTTGAGGGTATCGCGCAGCTCCAGCACATCGTCCGCCACTGGCACCTCCGGCCGCACCAACGGCTGCAGCGCCTGCTGCTCGACCGACGGGGTCGCCCCCAGCACTTCCGGCTGCTGGGTGACCGGCATTTCACTGACGATCAAACCGATCTGTACCAACAGCGCGTCCTGCACCAGGTTGGCGGTCGCCTGCGCGGCCACCACCGTGTCGCGGCCGCCCAGCGGACTGACCGTGTCGATAACGCTGACCGCCTGGCTTTGCTGCGTGGTGGACGCCACCGCCGCCCGATAGCCGCCGCCGGAACTGGAGCCGCCGAAAAAGTTACCGCCGGCAAAACTGCTGAAGTAGCTGGAGAACATCGCCGCCAGCGCGCCCGGCGCGTTCATCAACGACTGGGCAAACCCGGTGAGGGTCGAGAACGTAGTCACGAACGGGGCGAACTGCTGCTGGATCACCCCGTACACCCCCGACAGGCTATTGCGCAGCTGCAACAACCCGAGGCGGGCCTGGTTGACCGTGGCCATCGACGACTGGTAGCGATTCAGGGACGCGTCCAGCAGGCTGTTGGAGGACTTCACCACCTGCTGCTGGGTGTTGACCCTGGCCGATGGCGACTTCAGTGGCACGTCGGGATAGAAGGTCAGCTCAAACGTCACCATCCCGCCCTGGGTGCGCTCATGCCCCATATCGCACTCGCCGACCTTGACCTGCAGGCGGCCTAACCAGGGATGCACCAGCTCGCCAGCGCCAGGGGTTTGCAGCGCTTCGATCAGTTTGTCACGCCGCTCAAAGCAGTCGTCGCCCACCACCCAGGCGGTCATTTTATGCACTTGGGCTTGTTTGCCCATCTGCTCAAAAAACGGCGTGTCGCGCTGCGGAAATTCATGCAGCGGCCCCTTCATGCCCACCGGCACCGACGTCTGGGGCACCAAGAAACTGATCCCCCGGAACGACGCCGGCAACATGGCATCGCGCCAAGTCTTATCCATTTACTAAGGCCTCATCACGCCAATGGTTCGGGTGCCAACGCTGGGCTTGATGCTCAGGCCGCTCTGGTTGGTTTTCGCTTGTTCCACGGTGGTACCGGCCGGCGCGCCGTTGATGTTGACGTCAATGGTTCCGTCGACTTTCTGCGCCTGATTGGCCGCCGTCTGCTGCAGTAAGTTGCCCGACTGCGCCGCCAGGTTCGGC